ACGAATCTTTTTGGGAAAGGGGTTATCTATGTAAACATCGGGATCAGCCTTTCCACTAAAATATTCATAACGTTCGTGTCTAATATTTTTTCTTTGCTGCTCTGCTTTTTTTCTTAGTAAGAAGATGGTATTATATAATTCAAAATATTTTGCATGGAGTGCGGGAATATTTGTTGACTCTGTATGGAGATTATCCATATCAATTTTAGAATCTTTTACCCACATCTCTTGAATAGTATCAAGATCAATGCTCATAGGGGAGTGCCAGACAGATTAGATATATTGTAACTAGTATACTTGAAACTTACGTCTGCTGTAAAGTATTGGATATCCGTATCAGTAGCATCAAATGTCAGAGTTGTCAATGAATAAGGAAATAGATCTTTAAAGTTGACATTGAACTTTGCAACCAAGTTACTACTTAAGATTTGTAATGTTCCATCTGAATAGATGTTCTGTCTATCTTTGGTATATCTACCTTGTAAAAGACCACCTGCTTCTAAATCCCTAAACTCTTGAACTTCTTCTGGATATCCAAGTCCTCGTATCCAGTTTTGAATTTCCATAAAGTTTTCGAGATTTTCATCAACAAGAAACCTTAAAGTCAAGTCACCAAAATCCATCTTATCTCCTGGTGTTGGAATATCTCGGAGATAGTTTGGTTGATTTGCAATACCAAGATTTAAGTCTGGTATGTTTGCCTGATTACAAAAGAATGCAACTTTAGGACTTCTCTTCAGATTAAATTTAAAACCTGTTGGAGCAAGAAAGTTTCTATTCTCAATTTGGGAAGGTCTTCCAGAAGCCATATCAAGAAATAATTAAATTAAACCACTCTTCACTCATACCTTTGATAATATTGTCAGCAGCATCCTTGTCCTCTGCATAACCCTCAGAAATCAGGTGCTCTACAACCTTTTCATAATTTTTATATGCTTCTTGAGTTTCTCTTGGTGTTGGTTTCATAAGATTATTACTCGTTAATTATATTTAGATAAAAAAAGAGGGGTCCGAAGACCCCTCCAGTTAACTCTTGTGAGTTTAGATCACATGAGGTTCTTAACTGCAACGCGACGATAGTAGCGGTTTGCATTGATGTTAAGAGCACCAAGACCCTGGTTGGTTCCTTCTGCGAATGGGTTAGCAACCATACCATAACGGGTCTTAAATCCGATTTTGGGCTGGAAGCTGTTCTCGCCAACGGCACGAACCATTTGGAGAGGAACATATGGGCAGTAGAACAGACCTGCGTCATAAGGTGAAGAACCCTTATAACCGACGACATAATACTGGTTACCACCTGTAGGAGCAGCATTACCTGCGGTCAGGTTTGCAGAATATGGGTCGATGTAGACGCGATACTTGCCTTGGAGAACACCAGCGAAGGTGTTACCAGTGTCATCAACGTTCAGGTTAGCGTTGAGTGCAGGGGTGTAATCGAGAACACCAGCCATGGTGAGGGCGGATGCAACGTCTGCAGAGCAGAGGATCATGTTGCCCTTCCCGCGACGAGTTCTTTGTGCGATTGCGTTAGCATCGCGCTCGATTTGGAACAGGAGACCCTTGAACTTCTCAACTGACCAACGACCGTTGGAGTCGATGTCGAGGTCGAATACACCAGCGGTAGCGGTGTTTTGAACAGCACCTTGCTCAGCAACCTTGTAGATGGTTCTGATGACTTCGCGGTTGATCTCAGCCAGAATCTCAGAGGAGAGAATGTTGGCGAGTTCCGCTTCAGCGTTCAGACCGTGGATTGCCTTGAGGTCTTGAGCAAGCTCCAGTGAGTACTCAGCCTTCAGGGCGCGTGACTTTGCAGTAACGGTGACTTTCTCGATTGAGAAAGCCATCTGGTTGAATGCATCGGTGCCGGTGCCATCAAGGCCTTCAGCAGAGTCGGTTCTCAGACCTTGACCAACTCTATATCCGATAGAAGAAGCTGAACCAACTGGGTTCAGAACTGCAGGGTTGTCACCGTTTTGCGCGGTAGTACCCATACCAGCGGTTCCATCAGTGAAACCGTTTTCGTCGTCACGACCAGCAGGTTGACCGGAGAATGCGGTATCTGCTTCGTTGAAGAATGCCTCATCGCCAGATTGATTCTGATAGCGTGAGCGCATTGCGAAGATGAGTCCAGTAGGACCACTCATTGGTTGAACGCCAGCGAGGTCATAAGCGACCAGGTTAGGCATTGAACGTCTGATCAGTGAGATCAGAACTGGATCGAAACCAGCAGTAGGGCCAGCAGCGTCAGCGCCGCCAGTGAATCCACCGTTACCAACAGCGTTGGTTGGTGCTTCAGTCAGGAATGAGCCAGACTGATTAAATGCTGATTGCTCTCTTAAAAATTTCTCTTGGTTTTCGAGCAGGACTGCGGTTACCGCCTTACGATGGGAATCTTTGATTGGATCAAGACCCTCATAGTTGAGGAGAGGTGCCCACTTTTCCTGCAGATGCTCTGAATGGAACATTTGCTTTTTACCTTTGTATTGTGGTTGTTTGGGTTTGAATTATATTAAATTCAATTATTTGCTAAAAGAACCCAGGGTTCTCAGGTATGCATTCATAGATGCAGTGTGTGTTTGAACATCACCTGCGTTGTCTACACCCTCAGAAAGGGTTTCAGTTTTAGCTTTTGGAGTTTTCTGTGTTGAGAAGTATGACTCCTTCAACATCTCCAGTTTTTCACGATATTCTTCTTCACTTTCAAACTCAACACTTTCGGAAAGTGAGGCGAGCTTCTCTTTCTGAGTCTGTGCAAGACCTTCAGAGACTTGATCTAAGATTCCATCAGCAACCGACTCTGCGAGACGCTTGTTGAGTGAAACGTTTTTCTCAATCTGCTCGTTGAGTTTTTCTTCCATTTCATCAAGTTTGTCTACCATGCTCTCAAGAACATCATATTTATCTTCAGGGATTGATACATAATGTGCTTCAAAAAGATCCTTCATGCCTGAGAGGAAGCTCTCAGTCATTTCGGTCTTCAGTCCGTATTCGACTGCAAGAGCGTTCTCTTGGAACCACTCTTCAGCAACATACTCAAGGTATGAATCGATACGATCACCGAGTTCTGCCTTGATTTCTGCTACTTCCTCAAGAAGAGCAGCTTCATATTGCTCTTCAAGGGATTCCTTGATTTGAGCAACTTTTGATCTCAGGGCAGTCTCGAAGACAACCTTTGCCTTTTCTCTGAACTCTTCGGAGAGTTCTTCGCCACCGAGCAGAGCATTAACATCTTCTTCGATGTCATACTCTTCTTCGATCTCTTCTTCTTCGGTAACTTCTTCTTCGATCTCTTCTTCAGCGACGATTTCTTGGGTCTCTTCTACTTCTTCCTCGGAGATAACTTCTTCATCTTCGAGTTCTTCTTCCTCTTTGACACCCTTCATAGGCTCAGCAGCCTTAGCACCCTTGTTAACTACATCTCTTACTTGCTTGAGTGTAGAACCAGGAGTCTTCAGCTTTGCTGAATCATCGTCTGGTTTGTAGTTTTCGGGGGTAGGACCACCGAGATCTTCGTAAGAACCTGCAATTGAAGTATCCATTGGTTCTGCTGGTTTCGCTCCGGCGTTAACAGCAGTCTTGGATTGCTTAGTGCCTACTTCCATTTCTTGTAATTGTGTACCACGAGACATTTGAACTCTCCGATTTACCTGTATTAAATCTATATTTATTTATAAATGAAAACTTTTTATAAGTTATTGAGAAACTCATTAAAAAGATTTAACTTGTGCTCATCAAGTCTTTTTTGATCGACAAGTGTATTAATGGTCTTGTATGTTTTAGCAGCGAGTTTTTCACGAAGGACGCCACCATCCCAAACCCACTCTTTTCCTTCCATAATTCCTGAAACAAATGCATCAGGAGCAGAAGGATCAGCGACAATATCAGCAGCAGTTGCTAACATAAAATCTTCACCAACTTCAGAATAACCTTCTTTGGTTGGACGAAGAGAACCGATACCACGAGAGGAAACGCCAAGAGTAACTCCTTCATTCAAAAGAGACTCTGCAATTTTTCCCATTGGGGTTGAAAGGATTTGCGCCTTTCCAATAAAGTCATTTCCCTTTTGCTCAAGAGAAACAATCTTATGAGATACTCTATCAAGATTGATCGTTGGACCTTCTGGGTGGCCAAGTTCTCCCAAAGCACGACCTTTAGAAATATACTGGTCAGTATATCTTTTTACTTCACGCTCCATTACATTGAGACGGTAAACTCTACCATTGCGGTTTTGTTGTTCTGTCTGGAGAAATGGTCCTTGAATGTATAAAAGTTTTTTACCGTTTTTTTCTTCGGTAATAACTTCTACCTTTTCGATCTCTTCTCTGATGAGTTTCATTTGATTAACCTGTGTAACCTACTTTTGCACCTCTGATGGTGCCTGTTGCATAGCAAACATCATTTGGTTTTTTTTCAATAAATTCAACAGTTCCATCTGGAATTGTGATAAATGAGGTAGAAGCAGCACCAACAATAGTGCTCACTCCAATGGTTCCAGTGCTTCCAGAAACATTGACAACTCTTACAACAGTTGCCTGTGCAAAAGAAGTTGCAGAACCCGCAGCAGTTGGAATTGCTATTTCATTATCAATTATTAATGCTCTTGTCATTATTCCTGTAAGACATTTACTAGTTATTTATTTAATAAATTATTCCCCTTCCTCATAATCATAATCTTCCTCTTCGATTTCATCTTCGAGTTCTTCTGGATCCACAAACATTTGATTGGATACAGAAGGTCGAATTTGATCGATTTTTTCGGATGATTTCGCAAAGAGCAACTCTTTAATTTTGTCGCTCACCTGTGAAGGAGATTCGTCAGCTGCGATTAAGTCGATAAGGTCGTCCATAATTAGAATCAATATAATCTTTTATATTTATATTTCCCCACCATTGGGGATTTCTGGTGCCTTGGTTGATGACCCCTGAGATTCAAGATCGGGTTCCATTACTGGTTGACCCAAATCTCCACCAGCCCCAGGAATGGGTTGACCCGTTGCTGGGTCAATTGCCATTTGAGTTGGATCTGGGATTATACCATTTTTGATTTCTTTCTTAATCAATGCATCTTGTTCAAGAATTTCCTCGTCAGTCTGACGGAGAATTCTGCGACGAACATAATCCTGAGAGAAATATTTACCGACATATGGTTCTGCAGTTGCAACCATATTCAGTCTCTCATTCATAAGCTCACTATCTTTCAGTTCTGAGAAGTGATTGTCATAGAGGAAATCATATTGAATATGCTGATTCATTTTTTCCCAATCTTCTGGGGTAATGACATTCTTGAGAATCAGTTGAGTCTTGAGCATATCATTGAACATATTTGAGAATCTCTTTCTCAAACGTCCAACAAACTTGGTAAACTTGAGTTCGTCTCTCAGAATTTCAGAAGATCTACCCAAATTAAATCCACCCTCTCCGTCCATTCTGCTCGGCGGAACATTAAGGGACCTGTAAAGTTTTTTCTTAAAGTACTCAATATCTGTGATTTCTCCCAGGTTTTGGCCTCCAGGAAGAGTAGAAATTTCAGTTCCGCGTCCTCCCTCTCTTCTGGGAAGCCAGAAGTCCTCAAGCATAGCCATGTATTTTTTGTCATCACGAATTTCACCAGTGTTTGCATCATAAACAAGTTTGTTGCGATAACGCATCATTACATCGCGCAGATATTGTTCTGCCTTGATCTTTGGCAAATTGCCAACATCAATATAGAAGATACGACGTTCTGGAGCACGGGACAATCTGTAAATAACAAGAGAGTCCTCAATCATTCTCAGTTGATTGAGAGCTTTGATTGCCTTGTGAAGATAAGAAAGAGTATTGCCCTTGTTTCTATCTACAAGACCAGAGGTGCAATAAGTAATTGAATCTTTTGCAATCTTAATTCCTTGACTTGCCCCAGTTTGCGTTGGACTTGCGGAGGGATAAATTGATCTTGGGTTGTAAATAAAATACTCTTCAATCTCTGGAAACTCATAATCCATAGGATTATCAGTCTTAAGAACATTAATTGCTCTGAATTTATCTTCTGGTTTTTTCTTTTCTTGTCTGATATAACGCATTTTCATTGCGTCAATATAACGAAGTTCCTTAATTCCTTCGTGGGGATTCTTTAGGTCAATGATTTTGTGGTAGTAAATACGCCCATCAATGTACCAGTTTCTATAAATTTCGTGGCTCTTTTTATCAAAGTCCAATAAATCTAAGATGTATTTAAATTCTGAGCGAATCTTTTTCTTGATCCCATCGCTCGCATTTAAATTGTCGAGATCAATTTGAACAGGAACGTCGTTTTGATCCGATACAATTGCTTCGTTTACGATATCTTCAATGGCACTATCAACTTCCGGTTGAAGTGCCATCTCACGATATCTTTTGATGAGTTCGAACTCTGTTCGATATACTCCTTCTAAGTCAACATAAGATCCAAAAAAACCACTACTCATATAGTGGTCAACCCCGTCCTCGTCATTAGGAGGAACGGGGGAAACCGCATTGGGTGATAGTGGCTCAGTGTCCTCTATTGAGAACCCAAATAATTTTGCCATAATTTATTGTTTACTTTTAGACTATTTATTAACCGTTAACTCCGCCTGCTCCGGTAGCAGAGAAGGATTGAACTTGGAATTCAACAGTGAATTCTTCAATCGTATCTCCGGTATCATAGGAGAGATCAATTTGAGAAACATTTGTTGGGAAAATGTCAATAAATTGATACTCTTTCAGAACAGCATTGGCACTACCTGCATTGGTGGTGCTGCTTGGAGTTGAACCTCTGCCCAGTTGGAAAACAGTTGCGTTTACCATATATGCTGATGGATCAGTTGCTCCCAGGTTATTATCAAGTCTAGCAATTAAATCAGCCCACTGCTCAAATGCATTTCTGAGGACAAATCCTTCATCGTTGATTACGGTTACAGTCCAAGTATCAATTGTTCTGTCTCCAGCAACCTTGAAGATTCTTCCACGGAAAGGAACATCGATTGATGCGATGTTTTGAGCAGGCAGAGCAGCTGCCTTACACATAAATCTGAAGTTGTTTGCATCCCAAGCAGCGCCTTGGACGCCAGCTGGAAGGTTTGCTAACTCAACCTCAAATAGATTGGGGCGGGCTCCGCCCCCGATCAGTGCTGATTTAAACTGAGAGATCGTTTTGTTTTCTCTTGTTGATGCCATCGTTTAAGTCCTCCTTTTGTTATTTAGATAATGAAATTAAACTCTACCAACGACTTCTTCAAATGAGACACCAGTTCTCGTGGCAACAAATGTAAGAGTAACGTAGTTGATCGACTTAGTTGGTTTCAGGAAGATGTCTGCTCTGAATTCATTATTATCAATAACATCTGGAGTGTTATTTGAACTATCGCAAACAACCAGGAATCCATACAATCCTCTCTTTGCCTCAACATCTCTCAGATAAGGCTCAACGATATTTCTGAAGTTTGCTCTAGTCAGTTCATCGTTCAGTTCGAACAGTTGTGCTTCTGCTGCTCTTTCGAGTGCTTGCTCAACAGTGAGGAACAGGCGACGAACGTTAATTCTATCAAATGCAGATGCATAACCAAGAGCGGTCTTATCACCAAACAGGAGTGAACCAATACCTGGTTTTGTGATAACTGGGTTGATTCTCAGAGGATAAAGTTGATCTCTCTGTGCCTTGTTTGGATTATAGGCCAGTTTAACAACGTTGTTGATAATTCCTCTTTGCTGTCCTGCAGGTGAGAACCAAGGGTATGCTTGGATTGAGGTTCTAACCATCAATCCTGCAATGTCAGCATTAGTTGGAATGTATCTGAACTCGTTATTAAATCTATCATAAGTGTACTTATAACCACTATCAAATACGACATAGGATGAAGAAGAAAGTGGTGAGAAGAACTTAATCAGATTATCAGTCTGAACATCTGAGTTAGTTTCGTTAACCAGGTCATCTCTGTGTGGTCCAATTACGGCCATACAGTCCTTTCTCGTATTTGTGAGTGAAACGAGATAGTTTGCTTTTGCCTGTGACAGGTTTCTATCACCAAGTCCAGGACCCATAATCAGGTAGTCAACTGCGATTTCGTCTCTGTTTTGGAAGAGACCGTAACCGCTGATCAGTGCGCCAAGTTCTGCTTCCATTCCACCGTTTTGACCGATTTCAGGAATTCCTGCAGAGTAGTCAACACCACCACCCAGGGTGTAAGTGACATTTCCAATCGCATTGAATGTAACGTCTTGTGCTTTCTGACCCCAGAGACCACCAGCAGTCGTAATCTGAGTGTAGTCGGTTGAGAAACCTACTGCTCTTGGAGTAGTTCCGTGATAGTTATCAGCAGCAGTGGATGGGTTGCGACCAGCATATACATAATCGGACTGGAGTGCAATATAGTCCTTATAGTAGATCTTGGTTGGTGCATCAACGTTGGAAACTGCATCCTGTGCCTTGGAAAGGCTTGTGAACTTCTCAAGGATAGTTCCTTGGTTTCCAGTGATTGTTCCGTAGTCATCAACAACAACAACGTGAACACCATCACCCTTACCATTTCTGTTTAATGACCAGACATTGCTAACTGGTTTTGGTGCAATAGACTTCCAGTAAATTACTGCGTTGTCGAGATCAAGTGTTTGTTGATCATACCAGTCTTTAGCCGTTACTGGGGTATATGCAGCAACATCTGCTGACAATCCAGTATTAATACCAGCATTATTAACAAAATACAGACTATCCGTTGTATCAAACTCCGAATAAGTTGTATTGCGCTGATAGTTAATCTTGGTTTCTGTGGTAGCAACACCAGTTTCTACACGAGAAACAATCTTGACATCAATCGTGCTGTTTCCGTTTACAGCATCTGTAGAAACACCGGTGATGACACCTTTAAGGTATCCAGTAAATCCACCAGTTGTTCCAAGACCAGCAATGGTTACATTGGAAAGAGCTGCAGTAACACCGTAACCAATAATAGCACCGGCGGCATTAAGGTTAGTTGTGTTAACTCCGATTCTTTGGTCTGCTAAGTCGTCAATCTGACAAACTTTTAATCCATTAGCCCAAGAACCAGGGTTCTTTGAGGACCAAGTGTAGTTGGTTCCAGATGAGTGATTGTTCTGATAATCGTCGTAGTTGTCGATTCTCAATCCAGCGGTTGAAGCAATGCCGACACCTGCGTTAGCATTGTTCAGGTTGTCATCACCAATTCTAACTACCTTAAGAACTCCACCGTATGAAAGGAATGACGCTGCGCTCATCCAGTATTCATATTGGCGATCCGTAGAGAGTGGTTTGCCAAATGTGTTGATTAATTCCTGCTCAGTAGTAATGTCAATCGCTTCATTAACAGGTCCAATTCTGAAAGGTCCAGCAATCGCACCAATATTATCTAAAACATTATCAGCTCTTCCTACTGTTAAATCAACCTCCCTGATCAATACACCGGGAGATAATTGAGGAGTCGCCATGTTTTTCTCCGTAAAAGTCTCAGTTTATCTGAAAATATTTATTAAAAAATCACTTTTCGCAGGGGAAACTGGACGTGAACTACTTACCAGTCAGGATATTCCCACTTCCTCTGGTCCGCAAAACGCGCATTAGAAACCCTGCAAATGGTGCATTGCTTACACTCATAAGAATATGATGATGCGACCGCTCCTCTATCCTTCCTTGTTCTATAAAAATCTTCAACTAGATTTTTTATTTCTCCACATACTCTACATTTTCTATCTACTAAGAGTAAGTGACCCAGATTAATTTGACCATCTAGTTCCATTACATATATTCCCACATATAGGCTCTATCACCATATTCATCAGTATACCATCTATCACCATCTGCATCTACAAAACTGTTAGAATCTAATCCATCAGAAACAAATCCAAATGGTGCCATATCTTGTTCGATCTGATTTTTTTGCTCCTCATATAGTCTCTTACGAACATCTTGATCTGTCAGTTCCTTAAAGTAATCTTGTGCAACCAACCAGGCATAGATGACAAGGCACATTGCAAGGTCATCATTACAACCATCTTCTGCTTCGAACGAATTATTTTTGGAAATAAAGGTTGTAAGTTCAGAAATAATATTATAGTCTTTAAAGAGAAGTTTATTCTCCTCAATCATAGTTTTAAGGTTGAGTGCTCCAACCTTTTTGACCGTCTTGGACATTTTAACGCCAAGTTGAGTTTTCTTTCCAGAGAATCCTTGACCTACAATTTGACCAGCTCTTCCTCTCATTGAACACATCAAAAGATTTTGGTATTCCAAGTCATATTGAATGATACTAGCAACTTGGTCGCCAATATCATTAACCTCACAGAGAATATATGCATTATTGTAATTCTTTGCTACTTCCCATATAATGTTTGGAAACAACATCGGTTTGATTTCATTGTTTCGGTATTTTGCTACAACATTATGCGGAAACTCAGTGATGTCTACAACAACAAAAGCTGAATAGTCTTCACTCACTCCCCGTGCAACGTCAACCGTAATAATATAATCGTGATTCTCTTTGACTAACTCATATACATCTAATCCCGCATTTTGTTTGATTGGATTGTCATAGACAAAAGACCTCAGTTTACTGGGCGCGATCAGTGTGTCAATCGAACCTAAAAATTCACATTCAAACTCAATCTTGAATTGTTGTTCAGATGTGTTGGCGATTGTTTGCTGTTTCCATATCTCGTCTCTACCGGGAACTTCTGACCAATGAACATCGGTAGGGACATATTCATTTTTACCTCTCTCAGCATCGTGCCACATACGGTAGAAATGATTCATACCGTGTGGAGTGGATACTATGATGACTTTTGTGCTTTTACCAGAAGTAATAGTAGGATAAACAGATGCAAAGAAGGAGTCAGCGATGTGATTAGGGACGAACGCGAACTCATCGAGGAAGAGGATATTGAACGACATGCCTCGGACAGCACTCGCAGATGTAGAAGCTGCCAATATCTTACTGCCATTTTCGAGTTCAATGTTCCCCTTGTTCCATACTAGGATACCTTGTTGCATCCACTTTGGCAAGTTTTCGTATGCAGTTGCTAACCTTGCTAACAATTCTCTTGCGGTTGATGCTTTGTTTGCCAGTATACCTATATTTACACTGTCATTAAAGATTGCATAATGGAGAAGATAAGACACAACGGTAGTGGATTTACCAGTCTGTCGTGGCATCTTACAGATATTAAATCTGTTTTCATGGAAGTTATTGATTAACTTCTCTTGAAAATGATACGGATGAAATTGTGTAAGACCTTCATCCAGAGAAACAATTTTAATATAATTGTTTGCAAAATAAACCGGATCTTCTTTACACTTAACAAATTCAAGAACTTGCTCTTGCGTAAATTCAATTGGAGTATTGGCTTTCTTTAGATTCGGATTACCAAGATATACATCATCTGCCATAAAAATTACCTTTGTTCAATCCAATTCAATACTGCAAGTGCTGCTTTGTTGGTATTGGGAGCTGCACAAGCAAGAGTATAAGTATCACTGATTGTACCAATACCAGTTCTTCCAAGTTGTAGTGCTGCTT